AAATGATTAAAAAAGAAACAGATAGTACAGAACTTGCGTATAGGCGTGTAGAAAAGTTAGTACAAAAATTATGTTTAGAAGAAGATATTTCTCCGATCGAGTGTGCTGGAGTAATGATGGCACAAGCAATGCGGATATATAAAACTGCACTTACAGAAGATGCATATGAACGCTTAATTGACACCATCTTAGAGACTCGATCGGATGTAACACCATTTGTTAAACCAACAACACATTAGAATATATATGACAGAGTATAAAGAAAAATTAAATGATAAGATTAAAGCATTAAACTCATCACGTGTTTTTAAAAAGATAACACCAAAAGGAGATCTTAGTTGGTATATTAAATGGATTTCAAGTGTTATTATTTTATGGGGAATGGTATTAACAAGTGTAGGGGAAATGGAACCTTATAATTTAATACTTCATTTTGCAGGTGTAACAGGTTGGTTAGTAGTTGGTATGCTATGGCATGATAGAGCATTAATTTTTATTAATACTGCGGCTATGGTTATTTTTGGTTCAGGCATTTTAAAGGTAATATTAAACAATGGATTATAAACTTATTAGACCGTTTGGTCCTACAATTTATCATTCAACAATGCGTGAAGAGTTTATGGATATTTTAAAAGAAATTGCTGAAGAGAGTAGAGTATCAGGTGTAGATTTTTCAAAGAACCTTGCTGGTAATATTAAAAAAGAAGTGTTATGGTCAACAGGCTCGGCTATACAAAAGAATGAATTTTATCATGAACTGTTGCCACACATAAAAACTTATACAGAAGCAGAAGCAGAGAGATTTGCTTCACACTTACTTAATAGAGCTGAGTATGATGCACACCACTCAGAGGAAGCAGATAAGGTATTTGGATATACATTTTCCACAGAACCTTGGATTAACTTTCAACAGGCAAATGAATTTAATCCTACACATTCACATACAGGAATGTTAAGTTCTGTACTGTATATTGATGTACCTGAAGTAATTGCAGAAGAGGCAAAACATAGCAAAAGCAATATGGCATGTGCAGGACAAATAGAATTCCATTATGGTCCAAATGTATTAGGAGTAAATGGAACACATAAGATTGTTCCCAAAACAGGAGATATACTTTTGTTTCATGCAGAATTAAATCATAGTGTATATGCATTTAAAAGTGATGTTGAAAGAATTAGTATGAGTTTTAATGTAGGTAATATTACCCATGGTTCCTTAATACCAACAGAAACAGGAATCAAATTTTAAAGGAGAAATGATATGTTAGATGGACACTTTATTGACCCGGCTGATGCAGAAGTAATTGATGGAGTAATAGTTGCTCGTAAGTATCATAGCGACATTATTATGATATACTGTTCGTTATGTCAAGAACGAGTTGACGTTCCTGTAAGCCATGAAGGGGCATCAGGAACACATTATCAAGCAGTAAACTTGCCTCCACATATGGCACAGGTAGTAAATTTAATTCCTAATTGGACTACAACATGCGAAAGTTGTAACACCCCATTAGCAATAGAAACTACAATAACTAAACCAGTATCAGTAGAATTAACAGTAAAAAGAGATTGTTCAGGCATGGGTCCAGGCATGGCATCATGGTATGATGAACACGGACCAACAGCATAGGAGAATAAAAAATATGTCAAACTTAGTACCAATGGTAGTTGAATCTACAGCAAAAGGTGAACGTGCTTACGACATCTATAGTAGATTACTAAAAGATAGAATTATCTTTTTAACAGGACCGATCGACGATCATGTTGCGGCATCAGTATGTGCCCAACTATTGTTTTTAGAATCAGTTAGTAAAGATAAAACGATCTCAATGTATATCCAATCGCCTGGCGGATTAGTAAGTGCTGGATTGGCTATCTATGATACAATGCAATACATTAAACCTGAAGTATCTACTGTTTGTATAGGACAAGCGGCATCTGCCGGTTCATTACTATTAATGGCAGGAGCAAAAGGAAAACGTATTGCGTTACCTAATAGTAAAATAATGATTCATCAACCATCAGGTGGATTTAGAGGACAAGCAACTGACATGGAAATTCATGTTAAAGATATTATGGAAACAAAGAAACGTTTAAATGAATTGTATGTAAAACATTGTAATAAAGATATCGATACAGTTAATGCGGCAATGGAACGAGATAATTTTATGACTCCTGAACAAGCAATGGAGTTTGGATTAATTGACAAAATTGAGGAGTCACGAAAATAATGATTACTTGGGGAATTGTTGGAAATAGTCATGATGCCAGTATAGCAGTTTTTAACGATAAAGAACTAGTATGGGCGGCCTTGGCTAAAGACTTTTCTAAGGTAGATAACGATCCTCATTTAAATCCTGAACTTGTTAATGCCGCAAAACAAGCCGGCGGGTGGCGAGAACCTGATGAAGTTATATGGTATGAAATTCCTCACCTTAAAAGTATTAGACAAGTTTGGGCAGGACAAGGTTGGAGTTCTTTTCGTGAAAACAATATTCCAAAGTATTTAAAACAATGGGGTATTACTTGCCCCATTAAATTTGCAAAACATCACAAAAGTCATGCCGCATACGGCTGGTATACTAGTAAACTTAATGATGCAACTATATTAGTTTTAGATAGTATAGGTGAATTTGAAACACTTACTATATGGGCAGGTAGAGGTTGTAGACTTAAGAAAGTTTATTCACAAAAGTATCCACATAGTGTTGGTTTATTTTATTCTGCTATGACACAACGACTAGGCTTTAAAGCAAATAGAGATGAATACAAAGTTGCAGAGTTAGGGGCTCCTATTGCTACTCATGAAAATTTAGAACTAGTAAACAATATGATAAGCACTTTCATTGATGGTAAATTAAATGGAGATATACCAGGCGTAGACTTTAAAGTTAATATGCATAAAGGGTGTGATTGGTATAAGCCTGAATTAAAATCAGATATGGATATGGCAAGACTTGCTAATGCAACTCAATTTGTTTTTGAATTAATAATGAAATCAAATAGTAAATGGTGTTTAAAACATTTACCAAGCCGCAATCTTATTATTACAGGAGGTTGTGCATTAAATAAACAAGCAGTTGACTTAATAAGAAACGATTGGGATAATGTTTATATACCGCCAAACCCAGGCGACCCAGGATCGTGTGTAGGAGCAGTTTTGGCAATGAGCAAAAAACATATTGACTTTCATCCTGAAATGTGGTATAATAATTAAATGACTAAACAAAATATAGATTACGGTTACGATATACAAAAAACATATTTAGAAATAATGTTAAGTGACGCACAAACATTTGTACGTTGCCAAAGTATATTTGATCCGGCTTTATTTGATCGTAGACTACAAACAACTGCACAATTCTTACAAGACTTTGTTGCTGAACATAACACACTTCCAACACAAGATATTATAAACAGTTCGTGTGATATAAAATTAGAACCGTCTAAGGATATGCATGAAGCACATTATGATTGGTTACTAAATGACTTTGAAATATTTTGTAGACACAAAAGTTTAGAAAAAGCTATTCTTGAAAGTGCTGACCTATTAGAAAAAGGTGAGTATGGTCCTGTAGAGGACTTAGTAAAACAAGCTGTACAAATTGGATTACAAAAAGATATAGGTATTGATTACTTTGGTGATCCTAGAGCTAGACTATTATCGTTAAAAGATAATAATGGTCAAGTAAGTACTGGATGGGAATCATTAGATAAAAAGTTATTTGGTGGATTTAACAAAGGTGAACTGAATATATTTGCAGGTGGGTCTGGTGCAGGTAAATCTTTATTCTTAGCTAACATGGGCTGTAACTGGGTGCTTCAAGGACTGAATGTAGTGTATATTACATTAGAGCTTTCAGAGCCATTAGTTGCAATGCGTATCGACAGTATGTTAACTGAAACTCCAACTAGAGAAATATTTAAAGACTTAGATGGCGTTGAAATGAAAGTTAAACTAGTTGGTAAGAAAGCTGGTGCATTTCAAATTAAGTATATGCCAAGTGGTAAGAATGCAAACGATATTAGAAGTTTTATTAAAGAATATGAAATTAAGACAGAGCGTAAAGTAGATGTATTGTTAATAGATTATTTAGATCTGTTAATGCCACTAAGTAGAAAAGTGTCACCTAGTGATTTATATGTTAAAGATAAATTTGTATCAGAAGAACTAAGAAACTTAGCAATGGAACTTGGTTGTATATTTGTAACAGCATCACAGTTAAACAGAGCAAGTGTTGAAGAAATAGAATTTGATCATTCACACATTGCAGGCGGATTAAGTAAGATACAAACAGCAGATAATGTTATAGGTATCTTTACAAGTCGAGCTATGCGTGAGCGTGGGCGTTATCAAATACAATTAATGAAAACTAGATCATCAAGTGGTATAGGAAGTAAAATTGATTTAGGATTTGATATTGATAGTTTACGTGTTACAGACTTAGATGAAGAAGAAGCATATCAATCTAATGTAGCAACATCTCCAATACTTCAAGGACTAAAGACAACTAGTACAGTTACAGAAACAAACGAAGTTAACAATGATCCAACACAAGGTATAGCGGCTCCGAAGATACATGCTGAAACTGATTCTACAAAATTAAGACAGTTTTTAAATAATCTTGGAACTAATGAGGACTAATAATGTGCGTACTTTATATGCGTTTGGCGACAGCTTTACACTAAACTTTGACGAAGAATGGACATGGATACGTGCTCTTGGTAAAAAGTTAAATGTTAATGCACTACATAATAGTTCAGCACATGGCGTATCTAATGACTGGATACTTTTACAACTACGCAAACAATTAGGTAATATTACAAAAGATGATACTGTAATTGTTATTCTTACATCTCTTCAGAGAAATTGGTTACTAGAAAAATATCCTGAGTATAGTAATTACTCAGTTGCTAACCTAGACGAACTAATTACAAAAGAAGAAGCATCTTCTATAAAAAACTATGTATTAAATATTCAACGAGATGATATAGATTTATTTAGGTTTGAACATCAACTAGCATGGCTTAAACAAATACAAAAAACAATAGGGTTTAATCTTTTAGTAATACCTGGATTTCCATTAACTGTAGATTATACAGGATTAATTGAAGTAGTAGGTGATTTAAATAGCTCAGTATCGTCTGCAGAATTTTGTAGTAATAAAGATAGTAACGAATGGTATTATCAAGGTATTGATACTAGATACAATCATATGGTACGAGATAACCATGCGATACTAGTTGACAAGTGTGTAAAAAGTTTACTTACTAATCAACCACTAAATTTATCTGTAGGATTTAAAAGATCGATTTTAAAAGCAACTGATCGGTATACTCATAAGCAACTTGGACCGATGTTAATTATACAAGCTAAACAATTAAGCCAGAAATCCAATAGAACTAGTGATTCGCCTGGTTGGTTAGATAAGTAATGTTACTATGAAATTCTTAACAAATCACGGGCTGTGGATTAATCCGGAATGGATCGACTATTGTAGTGCAAAGCAAGGCACAAAGCAAAATGGACCTAAGGGTGTTGAGCATGTTGCATTTGAAGGACTTTCGTGGGAACTATACGATCGACATAATACAAACTTTAACGTATCACCGCCATTTGATTTCGGAACACATAGTTGGGAATGGTGGATTAAAAAAATACTGCCTAGTGGCGGTTTTCCAGTAGTAACATTATCAGAGTCAACTAGACGATTTTGGATGCCTTTAACAAACTACGAACCAGGACACATCTTTATATATGAAGACCAGATGATTGCTCCTTTTAATGCAGGTGACTTATTTGAGTTTGAACATAATGCTCCTTATGCCTCTGTTAACTTAGGCGTAGATCCGTTTTACATGATGATGTTTGCTGTGAGTAAAGAACAACTTTGGTAGATTAGATCAGCTAAATACAGTCCATACTGAAAGCGTTAAGCGTGAAATCATGTTTTACCATATTGACATTATTGTTGCTCCAAGGCTGTGCAATGATTCCCTGGCAAATAGGGGTCGCACTGAATGGAG